TAATAATCCAGTTGATACACACTAATGAGGACTTACACATGGCTGAGAGCAAGATTGAAATTGATCTGGATCGTGTTGCCGATGTCGCTAAGGCAGTAGCAAAAGAAACGGATCAACAGATCCTCACACGTTTGCAGAATCGTTTCGAAGTATTCCATAATGTCACTCGCGCAGTTAAGAAAGGCGCAGTCCGTGCGTTGATTGTAGCAGGCCCTGCAGGTATTGGCAAGAGTCACGGCGTTGGTACTATCCTTGCTAAAGATGACTTGTTCAATACCCTAGCAGGACGCCCGCCACGTTATGAAATTGTTAAAGGTACTGCATCCAGTATCGGGCTTTACAGCAAGCTTTGGGAGTTCCGAGAACACAAGAACGTGATCGCGTTTGATGACTGCGATACTGTACTCGAAGAAGAAGAGAGCTTGAATACGCTTAAAGGCGCACTTGATTCTACTGATCGTCGTTACATTTCTTGGAATAAGGACAGTCGTTTGCTTCGTCGAGAAGGCATTCCGGATCGTTTTGAGTTTGAAGGTAGTGCGATCTTTATTACTAACATCAAATTTGATCATGTGCGCTCTAAGAAACTTCGCAATCACTTGAAGGCTATTGAGTCACGTTGTCACTATATTGATCTGCAGATGGATACTGATCGAGAAAAACTTATCTGGTTGCGTCATGTGACTGAAGCTGGTATGTTGCAGAAGTATAGTTTTGAAGAAGCTGAGAAGAAAGAAATTCTTGACTTTGTGGAAGAACATCAGACTCGTATGCAAGAACTCAGTTGCCGAATGGTTTTGAAAGTGGCTGATCTGAAAGTATCCTTTCCTGATGATTGGAAGAACTATGCTGAAATTACTTGTATGAAACGAGTTTAATAGTGAGTGACTTTCAAGTAAAATCTACTATTAACCGAGGCGAGCTGCTACAGCGGCTCGCTATCGCTATCGCTGCATGGACCTCACTAGGTGCCTTACTATGGCACGAACCACCCAGGATCTTCTACGGGACATTAGCTATCGTGTGGGTTATAGCACACAATCTATCATTATACTACCGTTCAATACTGGCTGCTGTGGTTAAAGAAATTGAAGCTATGGTGGCTAAGGCAATCAAAACTGAAAAATAGACTTGACCTTTTGGTAAAACCTTAGTATAATATACGCACTTAGACAGTAAGGAACAATAGATACGAATAAATATTCGTATGAAAATTCATCAACTGCTTAACGAAAACACAGTTCCAGATTTCGAATATCGCCCGAACGATTACGTTCTAGATCAAATCACGGTTGATGATTACAAAGAAGCCGACAAGATCGGAGATCAATATACCAATAATTATCTGAATATGTCTACCATCGATGTCGATGATGAAAGAGACATACTTTTTTATCTCTACATGGTTAAAAAGTTCAATATCAGTGGCACTCCGGATTGGGAACGTAGCATATATCAGAAAAATCCCAATAATGGAACTGATTTTCTTCTGCTAGTCTATCCCGGCGATCATAACGTAGACCTAATAGTATTGACTAATCGAATGCGCACTATTGATCATTGGGTCTTTTTCCATCACTCTAATAGCCGAATTTGGCGTAACGCCGCTGATCTATACAATCTGTCTCAGGTATTCGATGACGAGAAATTTTTAAAAGAAGAACATTCACCTACATTAATTGATATTAATTGGACTCCGAACGATTACATATTAAGTCAAATACAGACCACACCTGAAGAATTTCATGAAATTAGAAATTATTATGATCAATATGAGGATGATGCAAGTGAGATAGATTATCGTGACTATGTGATTAAACGAGCAAATATCAGCAGCGACCCAGATTGGGATCGTAGCATATATACTGTTAGACGCGACCATGTAGGTAGGTTAATATTAGTATACCCGGGCGATGGTGCAGATCTGATAGTAGATCAAACAATATCAAAGTATAACGACGATCACCGTCCCGAAGCATTTTTCTATTTCACGAACAGCCAGCTATCAGTTGATGTTTGGAGAGAATGGAGCGGCGAAGTTCCCTGATGAAAATAAATCAATTATTAGAATCAAGAATAAATCTCAAATATTGGCCCAATGACTATATATTGGATCAAATACGTGTTGATAGCGATCAAGCTATCGAAATCTGGAAGCAACACCGTTCTAATAAATGGTACGAATTTACTTTAAGCCGTAAAACAGCTAATGATCGAGAATTTACAGATTATATGCTTAAACATTTTAATATTAACAGCAGCCCTGATTGGGATCATAGCTGTTACTGCGAAAATCTCCACGGAGATGAAGGTAATTTCTTATTATTGGTCTACCCCGGAGATCAAGGCGTTAATCTTATTATCACAGATGGCGATTTTCGAGGCGAACGTGAAATGTGGTTAGATGGCCCGATCCCACTTCTAGAGAAAACTTGGGAACATGCGATACTTTACCTCTAAGGCACAATAATGAAAATAAATCAACTGCTAGAAAATCAAACTATAGACCTCGATTATATCCCCGACGATTATATACTAAGACAAATACAGGTCCAAACCCGTACGGAATTCCAAGACATTGCCGATCAATACAAAAAAGGCCATATTATTATGGTCTATAATAACCCTAAAGATCGAGAAATGCTAAAAAAGATTATAGATAACAGCGAAATAAGTATTACCAACCCTGATTGGGATAGATGCGTCTACTATGAAGACGACCGTGACCAAATGCTGCTACTAGTATATCCTGGTAGAATGGTAGATGTCTTCGTCTATAGAGTGACTACTGAGGGCGGGAATGTCTACAAAGATACTTGGATACGCTTCCATAAGTTTTAGGACTAATATATGAAACTTAATCAAATTATTAGAGAACATGCTAACTTGATAGACCCATATTACTGGCCCCCTGATTTCATACTAAATCAAATCGAGGTCTCTAACAACGAATGGATGTCTATGGTTAATAGGTTTGATGACCGAGGCCCGGATTCCCGAAACCTCTTTTTAGATCTTGATCAAGTTAATAACTTTAATAATTACTTAAAAATTAACACATCCCCCGATTGGGATAAAAGCGTTTACACTAACGATTTTAATTTTACCTATAAAGCAGAAGCCTTAATAATAATCTATACAGGCGATCAAGCAGAAATAGCAGTAATGCACTATAAAGACCCTAAGATCGAACATGATTTAAAGATAAAACTGCGACTAGGAAACAAATACCGATGAAAATCTCCCAAATTATTAGAGAAAATTCCAATACTATAGATCTACGATATTGGCCTAGTGATTATATATTGGATCAAATCGAAGTATCAGAACCAGAATATCGAGATATGCTAAAAAAATATTGGGGTAGAACGAGAGATTATACTACCGAAGCAGTTGCTCCTAACGCTATTGACCCCCTCGTTGATGTCTATAAAATTAACACTAGTCCCGATTGGAACGAGAGCGCCTTCCTTCGATCTGACTATGATGGAGAATTCTTCTTGGTCTATACAGGACATAGAGCAACTCTGGCTATAATACATCATGTAAATAAAAATATAGACTTGAGAATACGATTTGAGAATAACTTATGAAAATCTCCCAAATACTTAAAGAAAACAATAGACAACCCCCAATAAAAAAAATATTAGGCCACCCAATTAATCAATGGCCTAATGATTATATACTGGATCAAATAGAGATCGACCTTAAAGATTACTCTCGTCCATACTATGATATGTCTAAAAAAATTCTTATAAATCTTGATCACAAATACGACCATAAATTTACAGAAATAATATTTGAAAAATATAACATAAATCTCAATCCCGACTGGGATGAGAGCATCTACGCTATATCACCATATGTTAATCTACTAGAACTGGTCTATACAGGAAATAATGTCTATTTTATTGTGATGATCATGCAAGAACCGGACAAGATCCGGGAAAACTCTTACTTTTTGTTCGATAATAAAGAAATGCGAGATCAAGCAATAAAATACTATGAAACAGATTCAAGGGACGACGATTAATGAAAATCTCCCAACTCATAAAAGAAAATTCCAACACAATAGATCTAATGTATTGGCCTAGTGATTATATACTCAGTCAGATTGAAGTACCAGAATCACAATTTCACGATACAGAATCTAAATTTCAACATGAAAATTCAGAATTTATAATACTTAGATTAGATAAAAGCAACGTTTACAACAAATCAGTAACCGCTCCTAATCCTGAAATAGTTAACGATCTAGCGAAGCAATTTGAAATTAATACCCAACCCGATTGGGATCTTAGCGTATACCAACCAGATGGCCTGTTTACTCAAGAAAATCTAATTCTGGTATACCCGAGTAAAGATCACGGTGCAGAAATGGCAGTGATTCATTATGAAACTGTTAGAAATTATACAAATGAAAAGTATAAGAGAATTTCAGTGAATATACGCTTTAATCGAAAATGGCTTTCGGCAAAAATAGGATCATAAAAAGAATAACTATGAAAATCTCCCAAATACTTAAAGAAAATACTATAGACCCTGATTATACTCCTAATCAATATACACTCGAGCAGATCGAAGTTATAGAATTTGAAGATTTCGAAAATAAATCGAAAAACTACCATGCCCTTAAATCCGATCAAGAAGTTATAAATCTAGTGGCGGGGAAATTGGAAAAATACACTAAGATTTTCAAATTTAACCCAACTCCAGATTGGGATAGATCCGCTTACCATAGTCTTGGCATCGTCAACCGTCTCCTATTGGTATATCCGGGCATAGACGATTCAAGTCTGGCTATAATCACTAGATGGAACGATGGTATTCCCTCTACTTATAGGCATATACAGAGTATCTATATGGCGTTCTCTAGTTATGATTGGTACAACAAACAAATAGAAAAAGCAAAAGAAGATAAAATCATATGAAAATTAATCAAATACTAAAAGAAAATACTATAAACCCTAAATACTGGCCTAACGACTATATACTAGAACAAATCGAAGGCACTTTAGACGAATACTCCGATGTCTATACTAGATACGTGAACACACCCGAAATAACTCCCGCTCATCTATTAAAAATAAATCCCAAACTGTTCCCCACAACTCCAGATTGGGAAAAAAGCATATACTATAAAAACTTTAAATTCCCCGATACAGAAGAAGATCTGATACTGGTCTACACAGCATACAATGACTCCGCAGAAATAGCCGTGATACAACAACAATATAACGGCGAAACCTTCTTGAGAATACATCTACGCAAAATACCCTAATACCCCGCTATATAATAGATCTTATACACACTTGACTCCCTACACTAAACCTTGTACAATACTAGCTACACACAGTTAGACCGACAAGGACTCAAACACTATGTTAAACACAGATAAATTACCCTCCTGGAACGAACTAGTCTTCCGCACAGCTCTAACACTGGTAGCTATAATGTTCTCTGCACTACTGGTTAGCCAACTATGGAACTGGTCTGTGGTCGACTACTATCATTGGACTAGTCAACAACTCGATACCTTGCATACTGCTGCAATCATACTCTTGGCTCGCGTACTCCGTTCAAGTGTGACTCGTTCTGTTGGCGATTTTGAGTAACTGTAGACTCAACATCGACTAACAGCGATAAAACTCTGAATCTATACACACTCCCCGTGTGTAGAAATTCTGACAAGAACAATGACCTAATGATGGAGAGAATGGCGGAGAACGGTGGATGGAGCATTTGAGTAGAAATTCTGATAGAAACAATGACCTAATGATGGAGAGAATGGCGGAGAACGGTGGATGGAGCATTTGAGCATAACCTCTCATCCGTCACTAGGTCAATCTCAATCTTGCCAAAAAATTGAGGCCAAAATGCAGTCAAAGTCCCACCGATCTGAGAAAAATCCACCAGTTTTTTCTCAGTTTTTGACCTGTTTTTGACAGAAAATAGCCGATCAGTATAGCACTATTCTTTGACCATGTCAACCTCAATAGAACAGAGTCCCACAAGAACTCTAATACCCACTGCAGTTCTATTAGGGCAGATCAGTGTACAGCGTTAAGAGTGGGGCCGCCTAGTGATTTATTTCAGTCCAGTCCCGGTTCAAAGCACTTGACCTTGATTCTGCTGCACGCTACAATATACGCACACAGTTAGACAACAGGAGCAAATACTGTGACCGACGACGAATTGTTTGATATTGCACAAGACTCCGCGTTCTTTGTGCAAACAGACGCTGTCTATCGTATTGATCACACCGGTGACGATGGCTTCAGTTGCCACGATGAGATCACGCATGAAGAATGCTTTGTTGAGTTTGCTGAGATCAATCCTGAGAAGGACTACTTTTTCCGTTTGCAAAAGGTAGCGTTAAATGCACCTAATCAAGCAGTAATTGATCGTGTATTGGATCAAATACGTCGTGATGTAGAAGACCAAGATTATACAGCCATTGAAGAATTGATCAAAGATCTACCTATTGAGAGACTTACGGGCTATCTTCCTGAGGGATTGACCAATGACTAATTGGGTGTTAGAGCGACTGATCGAGTTCAAGACTGCGGGCAGTCGTTGGGATCCTGTAGTAGTTTATGCAACGCAACCTGTAGTAGTTTATGCAACGCAACCTGTAGTAGTTTATGCAACGCAACCTGTAGTAGTTTATGCAACGCAACCTGTAGTAGTTTATGCAACGCAAGCGGATGCAGAGCGTGCTAAACGATGTCTGCCTGTGGGGGGATCTGCACAGGGCGGCATTATACGTGAGTTTCGTGTACGAGAACTGGTTGACTAATTGGTAAAACCTGCTATACTATATGCATAGTTAGAACGTGGAGTAGACCTAGTGAGTAACTATCCTAACATGAGTTATTGCATGTGCCAAAACACTCAGCTGGCACTAGATCAGCTGTTGAATGCAATGTCTGAAGTAGAAAGCACTGGCGAGAACTTTGCAGCACAGTTGAGCGCAGAGGAGCGTCAGGCATTCTACAACTTACTGCACTCTTGCAAGACGTTTGCGGAGGCTGCAGAGTTTAGCCTAGTAGATATGGCGCAACAGGACAGTTGAAGTATACTTGACCTTTTAGTAACGCCTGCTATACTAGACGCATAGCAAGAGGAGACTGTGTATGCAGTTTGTTGTAATGTTCGGTGATCTTTCCAGTGGATTCGAGTTTATCGGGCCCTTTGAGCAAGAGGAAGCAGCCTACGACTATGGCGGGGAGTACTGCACAGCCGCTGCATGGTTTGTGGTTATGATGTGGGCGCCCAATGTTGACGGACAGGATGATAATGAGGATCTTGTTGTAATGCATGGTGATCCTGTCAAGGGCTTTAACTTTGCGGGTCCGTTTCCTAGTGTAGAGTCTGCAGAAGACTATGCGCAAGAGCATACTCGGGGCACGGGCGGCACTTGGTTCGTAGAAACGTTAGCGGCGCCCAATGCAGAATTTGTCTCAGATTGTGGTTGACTAGTTGGTAAAACCTGTTATAATATGATCATGACCAAGCAAGACTATATTCGAGAGCTGCGTCTTGCACAGCAGCATGCAGCTGATCTCGATGAATGGCAACGTATTGAAGATCAAATTGCAGAGTTGGAGAGTGCGCAGTGAATGATCACAACTATTTGGACAAGAACCGTCGCCGCAAGAGCAATCCTGTAGCACGCAATCTCAACCAGTTTAATCGTCCTAAGACGCACAAGAGTGCCAAGGATCATGAGCGGGAATTGCGCTATAACTGGCGAGTGGACCGCGAGGTTGCAGACGCGTATTAAGTAGTATACACTAGTTTCATGTGGGCTCGAAGCTTTAAGGTGAAGCAATTGGCTTTTAACCAATAGAAGAGGGGTCAGTACCCTCCGGGCCTACCAAAATTTGTTGGTAAAAAGTAGTTGACAATGTTTAGTAGAGCATGTAAACTACTTGTGTTGAGTAAGTAAGTGTCATCACAAACAGGAGCAAATGACATGAGTAAGGCTATCAAGATTGATGTTACTTTTCCTTCGGGCCAGGTTCGTACGTTCAAGAGCATTCGCGCTGTAGCGCGTATGTTGAGTGGCACGGGTCAGACCAGCGGTGGTTTCCGCAAGACTATTAGCCAGCGTGCTACTTACGCGGGCATTGTACGCAACAACCGTGTTGAAGACTCGTTTGTTCAGCTGATCATGGGCTTGGCGGCTTAAGGCATGCTCCGGTGCTGGGCAACACTTAAAACTGCCCTACTATATATGAAAACTCGTATTACGTCAATAGATTGGTTTGATCTAGCATATAAGCTAGTGCTTATGCTAGTATTGGGTTTAACCGTACTAGGCATTTGGGGCGCTGTGCTTATAGTACTTTTTTTGTATAAAATGGTTGCGCTGTTGGCTGTTTAGTGTATAATTAGAACTGTAGACAGTTAGTGCAAAGGAGCACTTGCAATGAGCCGTTATATACTTGATGATGTCTTAGATGCAGACGAACGCATGGACATTGAACTGCCCGATGAGCAGGATGCACTCTTTGATAGCGAAGAGCTCACGGATCTTGAAGAAGATGCTGCAGACATTGAATTGCAGGATCGTGAGCGTGAGCGCATCACAGGGCTCAACTTCCGTAGCAATCTGATGTGGACGTTTGATACCACATCGGAAATTGACCACGGCTGGGAAGAGTAGTATAATACACACGGGCGGCAGCAATGGTGCTGTCGCCCAAATGCTAGGAGCATTGTATGGCTTACATGAACGCCGAAAAGAAAGCAATCATCGCAGCAGCAGTCAAGCCTGTGTTGAAGCGTTATGGACTCAAGGGTTCGCTCAGTGTTGGCAATCACAGCACGATCAAGTTGAAGTTGACTTCGGGACCTATTGACTTTCTTGGCAACAGCAATGAAGTCTGTGGGCATAATCAGCGTTATCAGCTGCATGGCTTTCGTCCTAACACTAGTGGCTATGAAGATGTTAACGTCTATTGGATTCATGAACACTATGATGGTGTTGCTCGTCTAGCATTAGAAGAGCTGCATCAAGCTCTTAAGAGTGCGGGATGGTATGACAATACTCGCAGCGAGATTGATTACTTTGACACCGCTTACTACTGCAGCATTCAAGTAGGCAACTGGAAGAAGCCTTACCAGCTAACTGCTTAATGTATTGGTGCGTATACTGATCACACAGTATACGCACTATCCGCAAATACCCCGCTATAGGTTTTATACATTAGATTGATGTTGTACCCGGGGCCTAGTACCCGTCAAATGCCCCGCTGCAGGTTTAGAGGCATATGACTTTGTAAACCTCTAGATAGGTCATGTGGGCAATCTAAGTGGTTGCATTTGGAAAATCTAGGTAGTACTATATACACGTTGGTTAGCAATAAGGAGCAACTGTTATGGCAATCCGCACAAACGACATTAAGAAGGGCTGGCGCATTCAACAGCACAATGGTTGGTATGGCACTATGATGGACAACCGTAAAGGCAATCTCCGCATGGCAGAAGTAGAGGGCGCCTACACCGAAACGGGCGACATCTACGCACACGAGATCCGTCGTGCTTGCGATCCTGCTACGGGCATTTGGCATGATATCGAGTATACGCCCTCACAGCTTGAACTACGTGCGCGTGTACACGCTTTCTTCTATTAGTCTATGACTTGAGGTCATAAGGACTTCAAAGCATCGACACAGGGTCTGCAGCGGTTAGAGAATACGGTTGCAGACCTTGAATCACCTCAAAAAAAAACAAGTTAGATTGAGTCCCAGACAGTCAGAACAACTTCGGGTTAAGCCCCCCTCCCTCAGAGCGGCTGTCGCCTTTTGATCTTACATAAAGTCTACAATAAAACTAACAGATGCGCAAGAAATATTTTAAAGTCCCTGTCCACCCATACGATCATCGTAGATACCATTCAGAAACCATAAAGAGGTTATACTCAGGGTACAGTGGGACCAAAGAGTTTCACTGCTCAAAGTCCCACTGTAGGGTACGAGAGTTCTTTAGACTAAACGTATTTTTTTGGAAAGGAAATGCAGAACTTTTGGATAGCCATACTCAGTAAGCATTAGATCAAGTGCAGCGTTAGCATGACTGTCTCGTGCTTCACAAGCCAAGCGTTCACCATCAATGCAGCATTCAACAGCGGATTCGTTATCGATGCGCTCGCCTATCGTTTCGGCATCTCGCAGCACATCGTAGCCGATCATGTCCCACACTCGCCGAATGGGCTTCTTTAAGCGTTCTACAAATTCATCGTTGAGATCTGCAGTTGCTAAGTTATATCCTACGCGCGGCATAAATCACCTTGTGTTATGTTATCAACAATTTAGTTATAGCAAACAGACCGGTGCGTGTCAACTACTTTTTGGAACTATTTTTAAAAATTCCTTCCTGATACATCTTACGGATACGCTCATCACGCGCTAGTTCGTTGCTTGCATACAACAACGCCACAACCCATACACTAACTGCTATTGCAGTTATAGCCAACAAACAGTTCATCAACAAACTCCTGTTCAGTAGTCTTATGTTTAATACTAACAGTCTTATGTTAAGCAGTCAACGATACCCCGCTGCAGATCCGGGACTATATGGCTAAAAGAGTTTGAAACAGTGAAGAGAGTCTGGAAAGATCTGGAATACTGCAGATAACCTCTGCAGTATTGCGGGACGCAGCCCCGCAAAAATTAAGTGAACCTCAACTAATCATTACTTAGATCGTTTTGCTCGATCCAAGCGATCTACATAGTCCATACGATGCATATCGCAGTCACTGAACCAAATGCTGTAACACCAAAAGAAGAATGATGCCCACAGGCCTTCAAACAAGACGTCGTTGGCTTTGTTGTAGTGTAAGAAGCCAGTCACAATCCAACCTGCCCAGATTGTGATAGCAATCACGCCTGAGATCTTGTATAGACGTGAGGCACGCCGATAGCGTGCAATGTCAGCTTCAGTCAGTTCCTTTTTGAGGATAGCGTCAATAGTTGCTTGACTTGGACGATACATCATGATACCCCGCTATAGGTGTTCGAAGCTGGAGCAGCGTTATACGAATTTCGTCTAATTGCTGCAACAATGAGAGATAGTCTGCGTAACGGACCCAATCGCCTGTACGATCTGGATTCATTCCGTCGATGCCCAAGCAATGATAACGCATTGTGCGTCCTGTGCAAGTATGCATTTGTTAGTGTCCTATATGTGCATAAAAGCGCACAGTAGTCCCTCTACTGTGCGCTGCGTGCTAGTTACGCTTCCATACTTGCAAAGTTGTCTTCCTGCATACCCTGCTCTGTAAAGTCTACAGCGTAGCCCAATGCGTTGCTAATAGCAGCAACAAAGCCCTTGTCAGTATAAATGTGCCAGTTGCTGTCGTGTGTTACATAAATGCTTTTGTAGCCATTGCATTCGTGTACACTAATAGCAGTAACATGTACTTTGCGCCCTGTTGTGTCAGCCCAAATGCTGCTACCGTCGCATTCTACAGTAAAGTTGCACGCATACTGCGTAGTAGTTTCATTGTCATCGCTTTCAACATTAATAACAGCAAGCATAGTTGTTAACTTTTAAGTTGTGCGTAGCGTTATTGCTACGTTGTTAATAGTAGCATACAGCGCAAGTAGTGCAAGTGTTTTTTTGTTAAGTTAAGTAAAGTTTTAAAATGCAAAAAACTGCTAACAGTTTACAGTAGAGGGGCCGCGTCCCGCTAAACAATTTCTGCCTCAGTGCTCAAGTAAGCGTTTTTTGTATTCCAAGGCTTTAATTTCAGCAGTACGCGCTATGTTTGCTGTTCGTGCCTGTGCTGTGCGTTTTAGTTTGCCGTGTGCTACTTGCTGCTCAAGTGCTGCTAGTGTCAGCCTAGCATTAGTAGCACGCTGTTCCCACTTGCGCATCAGTTTCGCTGTGCGCAATATCTTTTTGCATTTAGCAGCAGTTGTCATACTAGCAGCCAATGTGTTCATGTTGTGCTTCCTTATTGTGCAATGCAACGTGCGTAGATAACACTACGCACGCTGCGTGTAATTGTTAGTTTAGTGTGTGCTCAGCTTCTGCACGCGCAAACGTAAGCAGCGCGTCGCCTAGTGCTGCTGCTTTTGCGTAAATTTCTTCGTCGTTTGCAAAGTTTGCAAGCGTAAACAGTTCCTTGCTGCTATAAATGTAATACACAGTATCAAAGTCACCTGCTGCAAACGCTAATGCAAAAATAACTGCAACAAGCCCGTTGTTTTGCGTTGCTGCGCTTGCTATAAGCTCTTTTTGCACATCTGTAATATTGTTAAACATTGTTGTGTCCTATGCTGTGTTATGTAGCAACTGCTACGTTGCTAATAATAGCATACAGCACACTTAACACAAGTATAGTTTTGTTAAGTTACGCAAAGTTTATCTAGCGAATGTAAGCGTTTACATCCGGGGCCGCAACTTAGGAAAAAGTAGCGCAGCGTCCCGCTGCGCTACTTGCGTCTATGCAATCAGTACACCGTTAACGTCGAACGCGACGGTGCAGTCGTGCAGCACGCTTTGCACGCTCGCGTGCGGTAGTGCCTGCTTTCATACGTGGACGTGACATAACACTTGACTCCTTAGATTAAGTTAATTACTGTATACGCACACAGCGATAGCGCGGGCGATAACACAACACAACTATGCATAACACAACTTGACCACACGCTATCGCTGCTGCGTACTCGTCTAATATATGTACAGCGATAGATAAACACAACCTGTTTTAACGAAACTTAACAAAATTGTTTGGTTGACATTAAACTTTGTTGAGCGTATAAGTATATTATGTTTAACAACACAGCAGGAGCAACCGATGTATGACGAATGTGAAACTGAAGACTACTATGAACAGCGTACGGAAAAAGCGGACCAGGCGTTCGACGTCTATTTGGACTTGGCTTGTACAGCAGCGATTGCTTTAGTCCTGTACAAACTGTTCCAACATCTGTTCTAAACTAACTACACACTAATACTACCTCAGCGGGTGCCTTAGGGACGCCCGCTTCCTTACCTATTCAAATACCCCGCTAGAGGTCACTAAGATCAAGATCTTAGATCTTATACCCCATAGCATGTTTGGGTATAAAGCCCCAGTCTGCTAGCTATAACCCAGGAACTCTTATACCCATCTAGTTGAACTTAGCTCTATGATACTGTTGAATTTTCCATTGAGCTTATGTTTAAGCCTATGATTCCTAAGAGGTTTCTTTTGAGGGTTTGGGGCCTTAACTTTTGGAAAATCTTGTGAATCATAGATTGGATCAAGTTTGGATTGATCTGAGGTTTAAAGTCCCAGTTTCGCTGCAGCGATCTCTCTAACTCTTATGAAGAAGAGTTTTCCAGAAGTTCCGGTCAAAAAAAAGGGTGGCTAAAGTCCAGGACCTTGCCACCCAAAGCGGACACTAAGTCCGCAAGCACAACACAAAGCACTCAACGAAAACTGTTTAACTGCAAATCACAATCAACGCTGCGATAACAATAGCAGCGGTAAAATGCCCTGTCAACAACAGCGTAAACACAAACGCCCAAGGCAGGATGTATCTAAAATTCATAGCATACTTTAACATACCGCAGCGGCAATGTCAAGCCTTATCAGGGCCTATTTTGAAAATGCCCCACTGCAGAGATTGCTGCTCTGCAGCGTGCATTTTAAGTTTTAGCCAATAAAGTAAACGCCCTGCGCAGTAACAACTACGTTAACGCCGTGTACTTCGCGCAAGTGCCGCAAGTGCTCCTGCCAGCTAGTGCGCTCCTGCTCCAACACAGCGCCTGTAGCGCCGTCTATAAGCAGCGCGTCAATGCGTGCTGCTCCGCTAGTATGCTTGTGCCCGTACACGTTGCGCGTAGCGTCGTCTGTGTAATCTGCGTGCATGCTCATGTTACAAGTCCTTAGTGTTAAAGTGCGTGCGTAGCATAACACTACGCACGCATATGTGCAAGTTAAACTATTAAATTATTAGCGTCGTCGTATACGTGTACTTTAACTATTTGCACTTTGCTGTTAACAGCGTCAGTATGCTGCTCTACAAGCATATTAGCATACTGCTCTAGTTTTTTAAATAGCATAAGTTGCTGCATTGCAACTTTTTTGCTGTTTTTGTTGTTAAGCGCAATTGTAAGTTGTATTTGCATTGTGTAACTACTTTGTAGTAATGCGTAGCGTTATTGCTACGTTGCTAATAATAGCACAATGCACAACTAACGCAAGCACATTTTTGTTAAGTTATGCAAAGTTAAACTACACAGCAAAAAAATGCAAAGTATTTTAGAGGGACGCGGCCCCTCTATACTTTGCTTAAGTTGCTGTGCGTGCGTAGCATAAACAACTACGCACGCACGTTAATGCCCCGCTGTGTAACAGCAGCTAGCTTGCATGTGCAAACTAGCTGCTAGCGTTTAAGCGTAGCTGTTAGCGTACACGCTGCACGTTATGCTGTTATGCACAGTTTTAGCACGCGCAGCAGCAGCATTAGCAGCAGCAGCAGTGTTAAACGTAAACGTAATGTCGCGTATGCCAAAACCCGCGCCACTGCCGTTGCTAGCTACAGCTACAGCAGCAATAATGTCGCTATCAATGTCTGCGTTGTTAATATACAACGCAAGCGGATAATTTACTTCCAGTGTATGCATAATATTACTACTTTTTGTTAAGTGCGTGCACAGTATACGCTACTGTGCACGCTGTTACAAGTTAATACAACGCTACGTTAGCGTCGTCGCAAATGTACGCGCTTACAGCGTCGTCGCTAATAATATTAGCGTACTGTGCTACAAGTGCGTTAACTTGCTGTTGCAGCGCGTTAAACAACGCAATTTGTTGTTGCGTTACTTGCGCTGTATTTTTTAAGTAAATATTAGTTGCAATATGCATTTTAAGTTACTTTGTGTTTGTAGCGTTATTGCTACGTTGCTAATAATAGCACAATGCACAACTAACGCAAGCACATTTTTGTTAAGTTTTGCAAAGTTTAAACACACGCTGTAACAGCACGCACGCGCACAATAGAGGGGGGCGTTAACATTATACATACACGCTGCGTCCCTCTGTACAGCGCACGCTGCTGCTACTTGTAAAACTACAACGCGCATAGTTTAAACGTCCCTCTATACAACTGCTATTGTGTTTGTGTTTGTTACGCGCAAAAAAAACACACGCTATTTGCATAGCGTGTGCTGCGTGTTGCTGTGCGCTTAGTTACGCTGCAAACTGTAACTGTTTACGCTTTGCTTTAATGCGCTGTATGTTGTGCAAAGCAATTGTACGCACTACAACGCTATGCGTTACGTTGTGCGTTTTGTTGTGCGTTACGTTGCTAGCGTTAAGTAACTGCTGTGCTGCGCTTGCTGTTAAGTATTGTGCAACTTGCTGCTTAGTAGCACGCACGTTGTTAATTGTGTAGTAACTACGCGCATTGTTGTAAATGCAATACAAGTACAAATTACTGTTGTTTTTATGCTGCACAATGCTGTAGCAGTTAGTGTGCATAAAGTAATTTTGCTGTGCTGTAAAGTTTGCAACTGCTGCTGCGCAGTTAGCATGTTGCTGTGCATTACGCTTTACAGCGTTAGCAAATACGCTTGTAGCAGCGTTAATGTTTGCAAACAATTGCACGTTAGCAACTGTGTGCTTTTGTATGTTTACGTGCTTATGCGCTGCTGCTGTTGCTACTTGCGTTGTGTACTGTACACAAGCAAAAGTTACGCTTGTGTTTGCTAATAGCGCTGCTACTTGCTGCGCTACTTGTTGTTGCTGTTGTTGCATATGCTGTGCTTTTTGTGTTGCGTAGCGTACTGCTACGTTTTTTAGTTTAGCATAACGCGCAAGTAATACAAGCGTTTTTTTGTTAAGTTATGCAAAGTTTTTTATACGCGCTGCACACGTTAGCACAGGGACGTTATACATACACATTTTTTTATACATACAAAAACTATACAAGTTTTATAGCGCACAAAACTGGGACGCTGCGTCCCTGTGCAGCGCGTGCGCTGCGTGCGCTGCTGTGTGTAACTTGCTACTTAAAACTACAACGCATATAGTTTAAACGTCCCTCTATACTGCGTGCGCTGCGTGCGCTGCTGTGTTTGTTATGCGCAAAAAAAAGCACACGCTACTTGCATAGCGTGTGCAACTGTATAGTGTTGTAGTTACTGTGTGCGCTTTATTTTAATACTGTAATACTACTGCTACTTTAAGCAAGTGTGCAGTAATTTGCGCTTGCAACTGCTGCATTGCTGTGTTATGTGCAATACATGCTTGCAAATAACGCACTTTGCTAGTATACAATGCTTTGTTAATTTGCGTTGCGTTTTGCGCTGTTGCAAAGTTAAGCATACGCTGCGTGTGCAATGCGCTGTTGCGCTTTGCTGTAGCATTGTTAGTAGCGTTTGCTGCTGCTTGCGCTGCTGCTGTAGTAGCAGCACTAGTAACTAAACGCAACTGCTGTTTGCGCTTAGTGTACTTGCGCTTTGTTTGCGTTTGTGCTTGCGTTGCTGCTTGTTGTTGCGTTTGCATACTGTTACTGCTGTGTGTTATGTAGCGTTATTGCTACGTTGCTAATGCTAGCATATAGCACACTTAATGCAAGCATAGTTTTGTTAAGTTATGCAAAGTTATATTACTTAAATTTAATTGTACAATGTGCATACAATATGCTAGTGCGCTGCATGCGCTAGCACAGTGTACTGCAATATGCAAGCAGTGCGTGTGTGTAGCGTGCATGCAATAGGGGGGCTGCGTCCCCCTATTTTATTTTGCTTGCTATGCGTAACAGCATGTGTTACAGCGCGTGTAAAAAATAAGCATGCTTAAGCATGCTTTTAAAACTTTTGCAAGCAATATAGTGGGGGGCATATAAAATAAAAAGCTTGCATTTAAAAAAATTTTCGGCATGCGATTTTTCCCACCATGGGGTTAAAAATCACCAGGGGCCGAGATCTCCAGACCTTTTATTTTTTGCAGCGCAGATTTTTAGGGTACTATGCCCCTCACAGTAAATAAACATATGCTTTACTATTACATCATGGTAGATCCAGACAAGCCGCACCGTTGTAAGTTAGGTATTACGGGCAATCCTGACAATAGGCTTCGAGCATATAGGACCGCCAATCCTCAATGTTATTTTTTAAAAACGTATAGTATACCTGATCGATTACATGAGAGTAGGATATTAAGCATATTAAAGGATAGATTCACGGTACGTAGTGAGTATGTGCATTGTCATCCGCAGTTAGTGTGTAATATCATTGAGGGATATTTTGTTGACAATGATATTATTTTCTAGGTTTAAAAATTTTGCGTAGTAATTTTTTAGGGTTAGTATAGACCTTGGGTTTTTAATAAATACTCAATTATGCGCATATATGAGTTTAAGATTATTGATCGAGATCATAATGGGTATCTCATACAAGTATGTGATCCTAACAATACTTCTCGTTTAAGCAAAAAGCATAAGCAGTATGTAGTAATGGATTTAGAAGCGTGGGCTGCAAGAAAGGGAGTTGATTCTAAAGCAGCTAGCCGTGCTTTAGTTACAGGGCAGACAGTGAAGGGTACCAAGAACACCTATCGAGTAGGGCGTTATAGATTAGATGAAGATCGAGATGACATTATACAAACGCAGCAGCCTGCCGCTGCCAAGCCATCGTTTTTGCAGCGTTTATCTCGTAACAGATCTGAAGCAGCGGAGCAAGCTTGGTTAGACCGTTTACCGTTAGGAGTCAATATCGGTGATGGAGTAGAAGCTGTAGTATTTGAGCATAGTAGTGATCCTGCATTAATAGTCAAAGTTGAGCGGAAGCCCACTGATCCTACCAGTAATGCCTATTATCAGTATGTACGTGCCATACAGCCGTTAATGAGTAACAATCCCTATTTGCCCAGGATTTATGTAGCTGATTCTTTTAAAACCAGTAAAGGCATACGATTTGCCTATACCATGGAAAGATTGTATGATGCGTATGAAGCTGTACCGCATATTCATCCAGATTTATTTGCCAGTTTTGCCAATCGTATTTTTATCACGCCTATTGATTTGCCTACGGATCATCATAGTTATAGTATTTGGACTGAGTTAGTGAAAGTGTTATCTCAAGCAGTTCGCCGGGGTGATTATAGTAATATACGTGATCGTAAGTTAGTACAAGCGTTTCAATTAATTGTTCGTTTAAACCATACCATAGATTTACATAGTGGTAATTTCATGATTAGATATACCAATGTAGGGCCTCAAATGGTAGTCACGGATCCTGTTATTAGTTCGAATTAATTTCTATATTGTTTTATCAGATCGGTAATGATTTCGACAGAGGGAGTATTGCTCAATATATTTTTAATTTTTTTAATTTCTTCGATAGGCAAGTCCCACCATTTTAATTTTAATAATAGTTTTATAATATCTTCGCCAAATCTATTTCGTATAGTTCTAGCAGGGTTTCCTCCTACGATTTGATAGGGTAAGACATCTTTAGTCACTAAACTTTTAGATCCGATAATTGCGCCATCGCCTATGCTAACGCCACTCATAATAGTGACATCGTATCCTATCCATACATCATGACCTATAATTACATTTCCTTTACTATGTGGGTGACCTATAAAACGTTCTGTTCCTAATTCTGATTCATGAATATGTCCAAATGGATATGTCGTAATCCAATCTGATCTATGTTCAGCTCCTAAAAATACTGTTAATGGGGGAGCAATAGAACAAAAATTTCCTATAGTCAAATTTTTTCCTTCCCCTGCTTCTTTAATTAAGATATTTTCACATCCATAGCTAAATAAGCCGTAAGTAATTTTACTTTTTCCTATATAATATTCCATACAATTTCCTATATATAAATCTGCACTATATGGTCACTATATTTAAGTAAGAATAAAGTGTGTTTAGGGCTATTGATATCGAATTCGTAGTATTTAAACCCGCCGGGACCTTGACTATGTAACCAATCATCGCTAATAAAATAGTCAGCAGATTGTTTTATAATAGTGCCTGTTAGAGGATCTTCTATATATTGAATTTTCATTTTACACTACCCGAGTGATTATGATTTTCTATATGATCGCTGTATTTAAGCAAGAAAAGGGTATGATCGAGACTATTTTTATCGAAACGATAAAGAGTTATTTGGTATTGTCTAGCCCAATCATCTAGATAGCTATGTGCGGGATCTATTTTTATTATTTTTCCATTAAGTTGTTGAGCATATATAATTTGTGTTGTCATAGTTTATTCCATTATTCCCGGTTCTATATGATTGCTATATTTAAGTAAGAAAAGGGTATGTTCAGAGCTATTTTTTACAAACCGATGTAGGATTAATTTATTATGTTCTATAATTTCTGTTAGATAATAATGTTCCGAATCTGCTTGTATAATCTTTTTAGATTGAGGATCTTCTAAGTAGCATATTATCGTATCTATCATACGTTCGATTATACTATATAAACCGCCATAGGTCAAGATCTCCATGGTATGGAAAATTTGCGTAGCAGATTTTTAGGGGTAGTATAGGTCTGGATTATATTGGTATATAATGGTTGGAAAAATCTGCGCTCCGATTTCTCGAAGAAGGGTGTTAGGCGGGGAGCCCCAATCGTATGATCTGTTCTTTAGAAATTGCCAATGCCTTGTCGGGAGGCATAGTACCATATCCGGGTGGTTTAATAAGACTTAGAGCTGTGGTGATAGCCTTTTCTAATTTAGGATTATCAGTGTATAGACTACAGTTCATAAATTTTCTAAATCTGTCGTATCCTTGTCCTGGTTCTTGTTCGACAGTGTACATCAATATTATAATAGTAAGGATAGGGGAATCATAAACGGTCCAAAGAATATCAGTGGCCTTAACATTATCGTAACCATCATATAATGTACCTTCGTCAAGAAAGCCACTCCGATTCCAGTTTATAGATAAATGGTAATGGCTCATCAAAAATTCTATAAAATCTTCATGAGCTGCTCTTAGATTTTCGATCCATTCTGTACTCTCTTTTATTTGATCTTCAATTTCATCTAACTCATGTTGAGTTGATTCGATTTGTCTTAAAATAAAATCATTAGGATATTTCCATATTGATTCGTTAAGTAGTTGAGAGATCTTCATGATTATGAATATTTATTTGTTCAGCTTCTTCGATTCTCAGAGCAAATGTAGAGTTATCAACACGGACAGCTATAGGGCCATTAAATGGTGCTCGAGCTATAACAGTTACTCTAGCTCCCGGAACGAACCCGATTTCTTGTAGTTGTTGTGCTTGTTCGCCGTGTACAGATTCAATGATTGCTTGTTTATTGTTTTTTATGTTGCAGAGATTCACAATTTTAGAATGGAGGGCCTTGTGTTATTGCTAAAATTGTGCCTTTTAGTTCTTTTTCAAACATTTTTAAATCTTCAATATCCTTAGTTCCCACGGAAAACATAAAGGTAATTTCTTTTTTGCTTAAACTGTCATGGCTCTGTTCTGCCCATATTCCCCAACCATTTTTATTGTTCACAAATGTTTGAGTAACAGTATACGCACCATTTTGATGCACTGTTATAGTAGAATACCCCCAGTCTGGAGAAAAATCATATTTTTTTAACAAATCATCAAATTTATCGCTTATAGATTGTTTATCTGTCGAATAGTTATATCTTATTGGATAACAATCGGCTATTTCTTTATAAGTTGCATTAAAATGATCATATATTTCCTTTGTAGTACTGTTATCTAATAGTTGGGTGTATATATAATCTGAAATATTAGAGCCCCATAAAAATGATTCTTTTATAGTTTTTTTGATTTTGATTTCTTGTATATCAAAAGACTGAGGAAGTTCATGTATTCTCATATGGATATTTATTCTCTAAATGGGCATAAATAATTGTAAACAAACAAGGGTTAATTATGTCCGATATTAATTTAATAAAATTATTAAAAAGTAAATTAGATTTTCTAGAGGAGGATGCGGCCTTCGAATCTGCACTTAGAGAAGCGGGTATTTTTGAAGAAGTAGAATCATTATTTGAAGCTAGTCCTTTATTAAAGAAATTCGGTACAGACCCAGAAGGTTTAAGATTAGCCAGATACCTTCATAACGTATTACATATAAGTGACCGTGCTACGATGATATTTTATCGACATAAAGACCATCCTAAGAATACTAATTTAGAAGCATATGATTTTAAACTTCATTATGATAATTTTATTGTTTTTCACGGGCCAAATGGTTGGGCTGCAGTTAGACCTAAACAGGAATGGCTGGAACCAAAATTAGCGGCGTTAAGACCGGATCAATCTTTTAATCCTAGAGCACAATCTAGACATGATCTACAACCATATATAATGTATGCGTCTGTTAAAAATCATGATGATATTATAATTCATGAGTTTCAAGCCACACGTCTCGGCCGTTATGGTGCATTAGAAAAGAAAGATCCTAAAACAGGTGAGCGTTTAATTAATGTTGCAGACGAAATGAAAAAATATGTAGGTTTCGGTAAGCCGGATGAAATGTTAGTTTATAGATTAGAAGTTAGAGAAGATCCATCATTAGGTGATCTTCCTGATGCTCAATTCAGTGGACGACGTAGTAGAACGTTAGGAGCTGCAGGTCCTAGCGTACAAAGATTTAAAGTCAAAGCACGATCAAAAAATCGAGATGCCGGTGTGGAGAGTACAGAAAGTAGATTAGTTGATAGAACACTTAGATTTGCTCCAGTAGTAATGAGAGAAGTCCAATCGAAACTAGTTAACTCACGCGCGGACGGTGAAACTACTTCAAAATATGATGAGTATGAAGGTAAACTCGGTAGTGACGAATTTAAAACAGTATGGACCAATATGTTACAAGAAATATTAGGTTCAGAAGAATTTATAACTCAATTCCAAAAGAATCTAGAAATTTATAGAAATTATCTTCCTAAAGATAAATCTTCAGATAGTGATCTAATTCTTAAACTATATGAAAGTCCTCCATTTTGGGTATTAGTTGACGAAGGAAAAATGATAACTCCGAAGCAAGTAAAACAACTTATTTTTGATGATAAATTAGATTCGAAATATCATACATTAGCTTTTAGAAAAGATTCCGTAGCAAGTGATGTAGCTAACGATTTAAATGAGAAGTGGAATAAAGTACATAATCCAACAAACGATAAAAAAATACTACCGCCTTATACAGTAGAAAAGTTTTCTTTACCAGAAGGCAAAGTAATAATGTCAATCATGAAGTTAGTGAAAGAAAAAATGTATGAAGCGGTACAGGACTAAAATTAATACTATTTTTAAAATAGATTTATAAATATCTGATCGTTTAACATCAATTCTCTAATTAAAGCAAACATACCTTTTGCTCCTGCGCCTTGATATTTTGATATAATATCTTTAATTTCCTTAGGTAGTTTATCAATATTATCTATCGTTACAGGAGCATATACGCCATTAGATTTAGATAAATCAAATAATATAGCTTTCATTATTTTTGTCTGCGGCACTACTTTTAGAGTTTTTACTAATTTAATCTCAACTCGATTAGCCAGCTCGGGAGGAGTTTTTGTAAGATCATTAGAGATTTTTGGGCATTGAGTTAGATCCAATGTCAAAAGCTCTGCATGCCCTGGAAAATCAATGATTGACTCTAGTTCATCGTGTCTAGTCAAAATTAACTTTGAACAGTTTACGTTAAATCCTGATAAACTTTTCATAGGAATACTTCGTAATAGAAACTCTCCGGTCACTAGTATTTTATCATCAGTTGTTAAATCAACCAGCCCCGGTGCCATCATTAATGAGACGTTTCCGTTAACACGCTTAGGAAAGTTTTTGAGACTATTAAAATCAACTGCCACTGATCCCATGACAACGTTGCCGTTTACTTCAGCGATCGGGTGTGGAATATGGTAGCCGCGAGCTACTTTATCAATAAATGTTATGTCGCCATCAAATATCCACCCGCCCTGCTTTTCGTTGTAGGTTGGGTCTTTAGAAAATTTAATAATTTTTTTAAAATCTTCTAAAATATTCTCTTGATTTTCATTTATTATTTTGGTTGTTTTCATATTATTTGTTTTCATTTTATTTAAATTCATCTTTATAAATGAGTAATGTTTTCAGGCATCTTTTGGGGATCTACGTCCATTTGTTTTACTAGGTCGTTAAAGTTATCATTATTTTTTAAAATTAAGTATAAGTGCTTACCTGCGGTAGTATAGACAGATAAAAAGTTTAGCCAATTATTATCTTTTCCCCAATTTTCTAAAATACCTTCATCTGTAAACATACATACATTATAATCTTTTTTCAATAATTTTTTTAATTGATCAGCCATTGATCTTGTAAACACAGTTCCGCCACTATATTGTGAATTAAGAACATCTTTCAAATTTAATTTTGCTGCATTTTTGGGAGGGTTTGCGAGTTCATCAAAGCTATTAACTCTAACTGCTTCTCCTTTTTGTAAGTTACAAGAATAGTAGTAAGCAGATTCTGTAAAGAATACTAATCCAAATCGAGGTTCAGCATCTTTTGCAAGAACTGATAATAGTTTTTGTACTTCGATTAATGCCTTATCAACCACTCCGTACATACTACCAGAAGTATCGACAACAAAACACATTTTATAGATCGGATCGAGTTCTTTATATCCCGGTCTAACAACGCTGCTGCCTGTCATATCTAACTCATCCGGAGCCCCGGCATTTCTTTTAGCAGGTTTGGTATAACTGAGATCTACAACAGTCGCGCCGCTTACAAAGCTCTTTATAATTTTTTGCCAAGGAAGTTTAGGTTTATAGTTTGTTGATATTTGTTGACTCTGTTGAGTTCCTTGTATTTCAGGCTTTCGATCATCTTCGTCTTTATCTTCTAAGTCATCACCTTGTGATTGTTTTAATTTTTCTTTAATTTTTTCCCATTTTTCTCGATCCTTTTTCTCTAATTCATCTTCTTTTTCTAAATCGTCATCTTCAGGGTCAGGTTTGTTATCTTCAGAATTAGATCCATCTCCGCCAGATACTGTAGGAGGAGGTCCCGGGGGAGGTGGTCCTGAAGGCCCATCCCCGGGAGGCGCCTCTTTGCCCTTAGGCGGAGGGGGAGGAGGAGTAGGCCATGGTTCGCAATCATCTTGATTCCACCAAGTCATAACGTTCCTCCTTTAATTAATTTATTTAACAATTCTTTAAATCTCGATTCTTCTACAGGTATTAAGATTGAATCACGATCTGAAATAGGAACATCATCTACTGTTATTTTTAAACCATCTTTAATGTCCATAATATCATCATATGTTAGCTCTCGTATTTTATATCGACATTGATCATCAACTTCTATTATTTCCCCAACTGCGCCTGTTCTTTTATTTTTTATCAGATGCCCTACTTGATATTTACATCCACTTCCACCTGGAGGTGGTGGAGGCGGTGGTGGAGGCGGAGTTCCTGGGTCTTCTGGTTTTTGCTCTATAGGTGCTAAGTACCTCAATGGATATACTTTTTTATTAATCATGTACGATTACCTTTTTTATCGCTTTCTTTTATATCTTGTGCTGTTCCTACTTTAATTCCGGGATATTCTTGTTGTAATTCTGGGATAGAAACCGGTATCACTTCATACATATCGCCAGGTTTAATACCTACTACTCTGCCGAATTCTCCTTTAATAGCTATTAACACGATATCGCCGAGTGCTGGTTTCCAAGGAATATTAGGCCCACCGCCCTGAGTATCGGGATTCTTAGGATCAGTGTGTTGATCATGACTATTAGTTTTTTCAAACCATGTGCGTAACCACGGAGGTAGCTTTTTTACTTCTTCATCAACAGATCGAAGTAATTTTATATAATTTGAAAATCTATCAGCATTTAAATCATCACTAAACATTCCCAAAGGAATCGGAGTATACCCTAACTTAGTTAATTCGTAGTTAATTCTAAAATCTTGTGCGAGATTATGTAACCTGTGTTCATATTGTTTATATTTGAGAGAGTTTCCGATATCACCGAATATAAAGTGACAGAGTTCATGCATTATTAAAAATTCAATATAACAATAACTGTCCGGAATGTCACCCCCATTTGACACATATATAGGTCTTGTAGGTTTAACATTTATAGTATCACCGAAATAAATTAACTTTTCCATGAAATGAACATTAAAGAAAAAGTTTCCGTCTTGTGATACAGCGGCAGTATCGACTAAATTATTGTACTGTTGATATTGTTTATATGTAGATGGTATTAATATAGGGTGAAGTTCGCTAATTAATTTTTTATGTAAATTTTTATCAACTGATTTCAAAGGGAAAAACCCTTTTGATCTCTTTGATATTTCTTGACACAATCTAATAAATGTAAGTTCATCAAAAGAAGACTTTAATTTCTCAGTAGGAATAGCGTCGACAATGTTCCAAATTGCGTGTTCTCCTACATTTTTAGTTGCAACATCATGTAAAAGTTTACTATACTGTCCTAACAGTTCAGTCATTTCCTGTTCGACTTTCAAAGTTTCTAACATGTCATTTACTGAGCTGCCAGTATCTTGAGCTATTTTATTAATAGCATCTAGAATATGAGGATCATCTGTTTTAGAAGTTCTAAAAGGAACCTCTCCTTTTTCCGATCTCAATCCAAACCTTGCTTCTTTAATTATATTTCTAAATTCGAAGAATCTCATATTAGCCCGAGGCTCCTGTAAGTTTAAGTACCTCGATCCAAAAACTAGCGATGTGTTCTAATTCAGCACTATGCGGGTCTTTATTCCATTTTGAATATTCTGGTTTTAATATATGTTCTAATATATCTTCTATCGGTTTATTAAAGTTGTTTAATGCTTCATAAGACCATTTTAATGTATCTACTCCTTCGTTTACACTTTTTAAAATTTTAAGAACTTGTTGAGTAAATTTATTAAAATCCGCTCCTGAGTCTTCGTATAGTTTGTCTAAATACCTTTCGAACTCTACATTAAATGTAGCTGGATCGAATCTTGACATATAGCCGTGCATTTCTACATTAGCTAAGGACTTGCTCTCTCCGTTAATAAACCGATCTAAGATACTTCCTAGATCAGTTTCTTTAGTATTTTTAATTGATATACTTTCATTAATAATATCTTCTATGTAGTTTTGAAAAGAATTTAAAAAATTAGGTCCTGCACCGGACATTCCCATATCTGTAAATTTTTTAGTTAGGAATGGTTTACAGACTTTAACTGCGTCTTTTGTAAGACTTGATTTAATTTCTTCTATATTTTCAGGTTCAAACTCTCCCCGTTCTTCCATGCTTTCAATTTCAAGAGACATTAACGCTACGAGGTCTTCATACATATGGTGTAAAGCTCTCGGGTCGACTCTTATCTCAATTCCGCTGCTGCCAGCTGCCCAATGAAATTCTTTTTCTGGTTTCTTTTCTCGAGTAATAAAATCAGCAGTAGGTAATTTTTCGAGAAAGTTTTTACCAATATCTAATGCATAAGATGAAGGTTTATATTCTGATTTTGCTGTTTGTGGGAAAATCACAGATCTCATAAATTCGATAAATTCTTTCCAATTCGCTGTTGAATGTATAATTTCGATAGCATCTCTAAAGTGGTCGGTCAGTTCCATAGTTTGGCTATCGCCGGGGTTCATTGTTCCGATAACAACGGTTCCGGGATCTAATTTATATTTTCCATTAAACTCCTTAGTTAAGATTAATTTTCTAAGGCTGTTAAAAACTCTTATATCTTTAACACGGTTAATTTCGTCAAATAAAATGGCAAATTTATATTTTTGATCTTCCCAGTCTTCATAAACTTGTTTAGCAGTTCTTCCTTGTAATTCACCTGCTTGTTCCCTCTCAAGTAATTGATTTTTATATTCTTCAACTGCTGATTTTAATAAGTTATGAATTTTATCATACAACAAAGGTTTACTAAATTCTGTTACTTTCTTAATTCGATTGCCAGTTTCTACATCTTCCGAATGAGGGATTCCGACCATATCGTCAGGATGAATTGTAGTGCAATTTACTACTGCAGTTCTCAAATTGAACCCAGTTCCATCGCCTTCATATCGATCTGCTTCAAGTTTTCCAACGATCGCAGTTTTACCGATTCCTGGCTCACCTTGAATAACCGGAACATATTTTTTAGAAGAACCGATCTCTATAGCGTTCATAACTACGTTGTTTAAAACAGTTCTCCATTTATCCGGTGAAAGCTGTTTGAAAGATGGATCCATACCACTTGCAATTGCAAGGTCTTTTAATATGTTTTGTAATACTTCAAACCCGCCTGATAGAGTTCTTTCTTGATTTTCAAACTGAGCCTTAATATGACTATAAGCTATATCTAGATCATCGCTTCCTTTTTTAAATGGAAACATATTATTCAAATAGAAAAGTATTTCACTCCACCGACGTGGGCTAGTTCTTATAACGTCGTTGATGCTGACATGTTCGTCTTTCATATTTTTAATGAAAGCATCTATAACTTCTGGTTTAAAATGAATGTTCTTTCCTACACCTTCAGCAACTGTATAATATAACCAATTTCCAAAAGTAGGAGCATCAAAATCTTGCGGCGCATATGCATGGTAACTCTCCGGTTGTTCTAGTGCTCCTGATTGATCTACCATGTTCGAAGCATAAATCGGATAAGTTTTGGGAGGAATAGGGTCATTGCCGATTTGACCATTTAATATTCCTCTTAATAAGGTTCTTATAGTTTTAGTTGTAGTTCTAAAATACTCATCTATGAATAATATTCTATCCCACTTTTTTCTAGCTTCATAAAGCTTTTTAGTTGAATATTTTTCTATATAAGCTTCTAAAAGCCCTTTTTCATAATGTCCTAGATTTTTTAGATGATTATCGTATTGGTCATCTGGTACTTTAGTTAGTTTATCAATTTCAGTAACTAGACTCGATTCCGCTTGTACTAGTTTATATTTCGATCTTTCTTTAGCTACTTGAGTATGCCCGTCATGTTTGACTCCGTTGTGGTCTATAACAATATATGGGATATTAATTAAATTTTCTTCTACCAAATGGGGGACTTCGATAATCATAGTGCCCATACCTAGCATTCTTCCTAATTGACTAACAAAACTAGTTTTACCTAGTCCGGTATCGCCTGTTATCAAAAATCTAGTTCTTTCAACCCCCGATCTGCCGGCTACCATGTTACTAAGTATTGATTTTAATAATTCAATATGTTTAGCATAATCAGGCGCAGGTATATTAGCAGGCATCTGTGCTTTCTGCTGTGTAGGCGGAACTAACGGTTTATTAGCTGCCGGTGATTGTTGTGTAGCTGGTTGTTGTTGTGTAGCCGGTTGTTGTTGTGTAGCCGGCTGTTGTTGATTAGGTACTGTATTTCCCTGTGTATTTTGAGATCCTGTTGTTGATCCGGGTAAATTATTTTGATCGATTGGCATGTTTTAATCCAGATTTATTATATTATTGTAAACGTTTGGTTGTGTGCGATTAATTCGTTCAAGCACTCTATCATAACCTTTACCTAATCCATAAACATGAGAATGAGATTCATTTTTAGAAACTGCTGGGGCTGCAGAAACACTTTCTACAACTTTTTTAGATTTAGTAGATTTTTTAGGTTTAGGTGCTTTATCTTCTGGGATTTTTACATCGGTTAAAACGTCATTGATGTTCATAATAGTTCCTACTAGCAATAAATTATTTATCTATATTAAATACAAAGAAAGCTATGTTTTCACACAACTTTAAACTTATACCATACTGGCAAATCGGCCCTATTATAAATCAATATGGGTGGATTATCTGTGCAGCCGAAATAGGCGATTCTTGGTTTTTAAAATGGAGAACCGCCAACGATCAAGAAGGATTTGCTTTTTATGCCGATCATGATGGGATCATAAAAGCAATTGAGCAGCTTAATCGACAAGCTGCTCACGAGCAAGGTGATTAGCTAATAACATCTTTACCTCACTAATAGCGTCTTCATATTTGCCCGGATGTACTTCTACAGCAATTCCTCCTGCAGCACGCCATTCTACACAATTGCTATGACGGTCATCAACTAAGATATCTCCCGGTCGACAATGAGTACATTTATCTTTAGCAAATGGGCCGAAGTGTACAGGTATCCCTGGAAAATGTTCTTGGGCCCATAGACACTTATCCCAAAATGCCCAATGAACATCATTTCCTTTAGGAACTGCTGTAAGGAATCTTACGTCCCATCCTAACTGCACTTCGAATGCTTTAGCTAACGAAACTAATGCTCCTGCTCTACCCATAACCGGAAGATCACGATACATTCTCTCATTAGTTGTAATTTTAGCCCAATCCGCATCATTATAATGAGAATTCGGATCTTCTTTTATATATCCTAAAATATCTTCTACACCTTTATTCCAATCAGCAATCACACCATCCATATCGAGATAAAAAGTATTTTTATTCATTTTAAACCTTTAATTAATCTTTTTCGCTATTTAAGTTCGCCAACATTGCGCGTATTCTACTGCTTTCAACTACTCCTTTAATTTTCGGAGCCGCTGTTCCCTGCGACGGATCTGGGTTTCGAATTTCACCAGTTTCTGTATCAACATTAGGGTCTTTAATAGTACTAGTCTTTTTAAACTTTTCCATAATATTACTTGTACTAGAATTCGATCTCTGTTGATTAAATGACTCTTCAGCGTCCTCACCCAAATCACTAATACGCAATGTATCAATGTTAAACTCTAAATCGACCTTTTGTCCTACACCGCTACTGCTGCGTGTTTTCATAAACTGTATCTGATAACGCCCTCTTTCTTTCATAGCACGGCTAGTAAAGATACCGATTACATTATCGGCTGTTTGAATCTTGCTTAAACCACCGGAAATATGACTATGATCAAACTCAATTTCTTCTACTGCTGCACGATTTAACTGACTTGCTGTAACTACTACCGTTTGCATTTCCATAGCCAAATTACGTAGTTCTTCACTAACATATTTGTCTTTAACAAATAGATCACTCGGACTTACTTTTATCGACAGAGGCATCATAAGGTCTAAGTAGTCCACTAAAATTATGTCTGGTTTTTTGCCTGTTTTGACCTGATATTCCTTCAAATAAGACCTTAAATCGTTACAATTTTTGCCAGACGGAAGATATTTGACCTGAATTTCAGCCGCCTTCTTTCGCATCATGGCTACCTTCAATTCTACGTCATCTAAGTTCTTAAAGACGTCTCTAGTAGCAGTTCCTGTTACCATACTATCAATACGCATGCTAACTAGTTCTTCACTAAGCTCAAACGTAAAATAAATGACATTAAGACCTGCTAGTGCAAAGTTTAATCCTTGATTTGCTAAGAATAAACTCTTACCGCCGCCGGATCCTGCACACCAAATATTCAATTCACCACGTTTAAATCCTCCATACAGTTTCCTATCAATACTAGGCCATCCTGTACTAACTTGTCCGTTATTTTCTTTTAGTTTCATCAACCTGGCACGCGGATCGGCCCAATAATCGGTACCCATATCACGACTCAGACTTACTTGTATTGCATCGCGAATTAACTTTTCCACTGGCCCATAATCGCCTGATTCGAGTAAATCACTGCTTTCGATGATAGCCCTCTCTAGACTTTTATGCCTACTAAAGTTTTCAAAATCATTAAGCAGCCAATCATAATTTTCTTTAGGCACAATTGCAGGAGTTAAATCTGATTTACAGTTTGCATTAATAATCGAGGATTCGGGCATGACTTTATATTGGTCTACATATTCAGTCATAAATTTTGCAACAGCTCGTAGTCGTTGATCAAAATTATCAGGATTAAAAATGTTCTGGCAACGAATAAATGTTTCAGCATCACCTAAAAACATTTCTAAATAGACTTTTTGAACATCATAACTATAATCGGTTTTATTTGCCATCAAGTTTCTCCAGTTTCTTTTTATATAATTCTATTTTTATCTTATTTTCTTCCTGGTAGTGTAATATTGTTGCCAAAGTATAGATCCGCCCATATTTCTTAACGGCATCTGAAGCATCTTTAATATCTTCTTCCCAAGGAGGCAAACTAACTGCCCAATTGTTATCTATCGCAGCTTTTAATAGTTTAGCCCCTGCTTTATCTCTATCAGGTACTACTATTACTTTTTTACCTAGCATATTGATTCTAGCACACTGAATTTCGCTAGGTTCATTAGTCATGATAGCAACACCATCTATACCTATTGCATCAAACTGTCCTTCTACAACTATAACATATTGTCTATCATATGTCTGCCTATCTAAATTAAAAACATATCCTGGCTGACTTTTTGATAGATACTTAGGCATTCCTTCTTTAACTTTGCGTCCTGTATATCCAACTAGCTTTTTTTCAAGATAGAATGGTATGATAACTCTATCTCGATAAGCTGCGGTTGCAGACCAATGCCAATCAAAATCGTCGATAGAAAACCCTCGTTTTTCTATATATTCCTTGCATAATAGAAAGTCAGGTTCATCGCAATCTAATGCTATCAAGTCTTTAAAAGAGTAACAATCTTTAGGAAATTCTTCTTCTTTTAAATTAAAATTAAATTCTTTTGTTTCAGGTGATATCTGATCTTTTTCTCTTATTGCTTCTAGAACAATTTTGTTTATTTCTGAATCAGGAACACCTAACCATTTAAGTAAATTTTTAGTATTCTTGCTAATCGGTTTGCCCGGGCTCCATCCTGCTTTAAATCCGCAATTAAAACAAGAAAAAACAAATCCCTCAGCAGTAAACATAATACCGCCACGCGATCTTATATCTTTACTTTCACCTCTATGTACGCAGCAAGGACTATTAAAAGAAATCCACCCACCACTGGTTGATTTTTTTTTGTTAGGCAAGAAAGCACGTAAGCTTGTCTGTATGAGGTTCATACAGAAATTTTAACTTCTATATAGCACCTTGTCAACAGTTCCGGCATATGCTGTATCATTATTTTGACCGGTTACTGGATTTTTAGCAGGGATATAACGTATTCGTATTTTTGAAAAAATCCCATTAAAATTTGTATAATCGATACCTGTAAACCCTGAATAAGTTTTATTACTAATTGTTGCATAATTGCCGTAAGTGGCAGGATCATTTTCCAAAGTGCCTTCGATCAATACTTGCCCTATATAATTGGTCATATAGACTGCAGCAGTATGCAGAGCAACATTTGATTTAAAGGCAGGATTTGCATTTAAATTTCCCGAATAATATTCATATTGTAATGCATTTGTATCTCTATTATAGAATTCCATAAATGCATTATTATCTACTTCTTGACTAGGAACCAATGTAGGAAAAAGATCGTGACGTACTTCGATAGTTCCTGCTATATCATAATAAGTGTTAGCATACGCCGGAACGTAGCTCCCATCGGTATCTAATGCTTTAAATCCTATTTTATAATAAACACTTTCGCATGCTTCTAAATCGCTTTCTGTGAATACTACCTGCCCTAACCCGCGAAGTAATGGAGTTACTCCGTCGTCTAAAATTATTATATTTTTTTGAATTAATGAACGTTGATTTACTTCATCAAATAACGACATCACGAAGGTTCCGGAGCTGACATTAAGTAATTTTTGATCACTATTTTTAAATTGAACTTGTATAGTGTTTTTAACACCTTTTTGTAGTTTTAATTGTCGTTGATACATAACTTGGTAAATCCTGTTATTATTGTCATCCAAATCTAATATGACTTCGAACAAATTTGGGTATAAATAGACTGGTAATTTCATATTACATATTTATGGTACATGACAACAACGAGAGACGACTTCCAACAAAATTTTCCATTTATGACCTGTATAAAATCGAAAGATATCGAATATATAGGCATTGTGCTCAATATAGATACGCATGTTGCTAGTATATATGATTATACTAGTATAAAATCCGAATCAGACAAGCAAAAATTGATCGAATTAGGTGAAATATGGTGGTGGGAAAGTAATAGACAAATTCCTATCAATATATTTCTAAAGAAAGAAATGATATTTTTTAGAGAATATATTAAAACGTTTAATGCAAAAGATTTAGAAATATTGTTCGGGCCTATTGTCAATTTAGGCGAAATTGCAGAAAAACGGGTCAAGCGTAAATCTATACAGCTAGTTCGTAGTGTTAGAAAGGTCAAGTAACACTTTTTCTTATCAAGTGCATTAGTTCATTAACTGTTATTGAACTGTTAGAACCTTTGCTGCTGTTTTGTTTGGCGTCGATAATTTGTAAATTAGCCGGATGATTTACTACAGATTCAGATAAACCTGCCTTGTATGCATCCCAAATGCTTAATTTATGATCTACATGATATGTTTGTTTTCCGAGAATATAACCTTGTTCTTTAGCCCATCGTTGTGCTTTTGATCTAATTCGTCTAGCATAATGTCTATAATCTTTAGCTTGATCAGGAGTAAGATCCCCCCATTTCTTTTTTAAAGAATCTTTCTGTTTTTTTGTAATAACTGGATTTTCTACACAATGTTTTAAAAAAGTTTTTTTAGTTTTTTCTTTTCTCTCTATAGCATCTTTCCATTGGTTAGAAACACGTATAGAATGTTTTTTAATATATTCCGGACAATGTTGTGCAATCTTTTTGCAGGTATATTTTCCATTGGTATTTAACATCGAGGCAATCTGCCCGCATCCATGATCACACAACTGTCCAGGTGGTATATGTTCATGTGTCTTTTTATGATAATGATACGTCGAAGGGTTATTAGATATATGCTCACAAAATTTACATTTACGCGGATAACATATTCCTGATTGGATCTTATTTGGGCATCCTTTTCTCGACATAGCAAATCCTTAGTATAATTTTATTTATACTAAGTTAAAAAATCACACTGTATTGTGTTCTAGTTGTTCACATAATAAATTCATATGTACAATAACTAATAATGAATAACTAAACGCATGGCTTTTTTTCCAATAGTATTCAGATTCATTATTATCCGGTTTCACCCAAATCTCGTTCATCACCGTAGTCCAATCTTTCCCAATCAGATAACGTTTCGCGGGGCGTATCATCGCAAGGACTGCAGCTAACTGTTCCACTGAAGTCGGGCAAGTCTTCCTCAGCACATCCCCGTGCCCCTTTAAATGAAATAATAGATTTACGAATTCGTCTCGAAGTAAAAGTTCCCATAATGGCTCCTTATTCATTAGTTCAATTAAATGATCTTCACTTTTAATATCTTTATATATGCTAACATTTAAAAAATCTAATTTAAAATACCCACGCTTTTCCGCGTTTTCGTAATCAATAGTAGCGATATTAGTTATCGGATTCGCAGGTATTTTCTGTAGATATATACCGGTATTGTGTTTCTTTAATTCACCGCGCTCAATACGAGCAGCAGAAATATGAGGAATTTTTGATAAGATTTCTTCACGATCTGCAAAATCAATATCAATATCCCCTTTAATATTCATTCAATACCTGCTTCTCGGCAAATTTCTTTAACTAATTCTACATCAGCTGGATTCTTTTTAAAATGATTAATCCAAAATGGAATATCAAATGCTGGAGCAATTAATTCTAAATGTTCATCATTTAAAGTTTCAACCATTTTCTTTCCACTTTTTGAATTTAATATAACCCACGGTGATATATTGCCATTACGTATATCATGTACTGCTCTATTATGATTTACGTAATTAAAATAATGATTAAACTGTGCTTGACTGAGATCCCCCCATTCCATCATAGTTTGTAGTGATCTTTGTACTGCTGATTCGACTGGTTCAGTTTTCAACATACCATATAGATAATTCTCATATAGTTCATCTTTGCACCAATGATCTAATTTTACACCGCTTTTAATTACATGTTCTACAAATTTTTCCGGATATAGAGGATTTATGTTGTTTATAAAACTTCCAAATTTAACAAAGGCATTATAGTAAGAACTCTTACAAAAATCTTCGTAAGTTTTAACTTTTCTAGCATTCTGAGTTATTTGATAGAATCTATTATATGCTAACAACCCTGTTTGAACACGTTTTTCGTCTTTCTGTAAAGCCCGTCTTTTATTTTCGCACATATGCGCGATAAGAGTGTTTTCTTTCATAAAACTCTTATTGCAATGCACACAAGTAAACGGCTGTTCTACTAGATCTACCATTAAAAATACCTACTACCGGGTTGCCCAGATTCATTACTACCAGTACATTTGTTGCGATGATTAGTAGCTTTAGGGCACCTCTTATTTCCACATTCGGGACATAATATTATTCGAGTGAGGTATAAAGGAAATTGACTAAGAGGGTCTTTAATATCATCATCGATGATGCATTGATAGCACTCGCAGACATCTTTGATATTATTCATATTCTTTCCTTTGCTTTTTATCAAATCCCATATTATCGAATAGTTCTTTGATATCTTCTTTAGTCATCAAGGCAGCTAGCATTTTAACTTCTTCAAGTTTCATTGCAGGATTAAGTTCGGCAATTAATTTTTCGATTTTAATTATCTTTTCTTTTTTTCCTTGTGCTAGATAAGGATGATAGAATCTTTTTCCTATACCTACACTAGCCATTAACTTCCATAAAAGTGGTTTGTGATCTTTACTTAACTGCCAGTGATTTTTATTGACTAATTCATTAGTCATTTCTACAAACCACTCTTGTATTTCTCTATCATTAGAATCAACATTACTAATATAACGCATCAATACATAAGGGCTAAGAGATTTTTGTTCCTCAACAGTAAGCTCGTCATAAAATTTATGATCCCGAGAATCAACCGCAGCAAGTTCTCTTTTAATATCAAGCGCCATGATCTTTTCCTAAATAATAAATTAATTTAGCATGTTCTAATGCTAAACGCAATGCCTCATTCTTTTTAGCCGCCCGTCTAATCTGACCCCATAATTTATTTTCTTTAATAGCGTCAATAATATCTTCTGGTTTATCTTCGCTCTCTACTACAGTTCGATCACTAGTTCCGGCAATTCTAGCATAGGTAGTTTTACCGCTATCGGGACTTTCGAAGATTATTTTAATTTCTTCATTCTTCATTTTACCAGCATTTTGTATAATCTAAAATTTCACTTTGTCTACTAACTTCTTTGACAAAGAAAGAACAAATAGGCTTTTCTCCCGCATGTAACGGAGTTGTTAATAGTTGACCAGGTTTCATTTTTGGAAAATACCATTTAACTTCTCGATATACATCAATAATATCAATATCTAAAAAGTTTGGTCTAAATGAAGTTAAGGGATTAAAACAAAAAGTTTTAAAACCTCGATCATTCAAGCTAGTTAGAGGCAATACTTCGAGATCCGGGCCTTCCGGATCACCGACTATTGTGCACCAATCCAAAGGCATTGTGATTTTATAATCACCTATTTGTAATACAGCAGCAGGTGATGTAAAACTTTCTAGGAAGATTAAAGGAATAAAGAAGTAATCAGCATTTGACGGATCGCTGTTATCTAATACGCTAAATCGCATATTATCGTCTACTTCTTCGGGTAGATCATTAAGATAAAAAGTTCGGTTTTCTAATGTTAATATTTGCATAGTTAATAGTTTAACTGATTCTTTCTAAACTCGTCAATAGCAATTTTGTAAATTTGGTCTTCTTCTTGAATGATACTAGGTGGTACGTGTCTAGTACTGGTAGCCCAATCAGTATGATATAATAAATCTGTGATTACATAATTGGTTCTACCTCGAATTAAACATGTATCAAAGATCCAATTGTCACCGTAGTAGATTTTTAAAGAATCTGGAATATTAACCCACCAATCTTTGTGAACAAACATCAAGCATCCGAATCCTAATGTATTTTGCCCGACCCACGGAGTTATATCAATGCAACCGTACGATATAGGCGGATCATTAGAAATACCTATCACTCCTGTTTCTTCTAATGATAGTTGATTAATTTTTTTAAACAATTTTAAATCAAATACCATGTCATCGTTTAATAAACAAATTTGTTTATTATTTGCAACGCTAATTCCCATGTTCCACGCTGGGTTGACTCCGATATTTTCTGTAAAATTATATATTTTAATTTTATTATGAGTTAAAATTGCGCAGTTCTTCGGAAGATCGTCCCAATTATTATTAATTAAAATAATCTCGTCAACTAGATCGTAATCTACAAGATCTTCTAAAAATCTTAAATTAGCTGGATATTTCCATAACGTCGGTATAACTACCGAAAATTTATTATTCATTATAATTAACCTTTTCTATTGTAAATGGATATTTTGCTTCTTTATAAAACCGTTTTCTTTCGGTTAAATGTCTTTTGGCAAATTTACTGGCAGCAGTTATATCCCAAATTTGTACAAAATCTTTGTCTTCTGCTTTTCGAATCCCTCGTCCAATACTTTGAATAACTCGAACAAACGACTTGCCGGGTTCGAGCAGTACAAGATTAAAAATACGGGGAATATTAATACCAACAGCGGCCACACCATAAGTAGCCACAATAATCTTATCATTGCTAATAGCAACTTCATTGTATTCTTCCTTACGATCTTTGGTTTTAACCGCACCGGATACAAACGCTACGTTAGATTCTGTCATTTTTTCTAACTTTTCTTTAAGCATATGCCCGCATTCGATTCTATCAACTAAAATTAAAGTATTTCCACTTTCTGAAATTCCTTTAATAATTTTACTGATAAAATCTATTCTTGGTTCATTAGTTACCAAATATTTTAATTCTTCAGGATAACTTCCGAATTCCTTCCATTCTCCTGTCTGTATAATATTTACATGACATTCACTAAGAATACCTTTTTGCTGTAAATCATGTGCGCTAACACGACCTACTACTTCACCTAAACTAACCTTAATATTTTGAAAATTAATTTCTTCTTTGGGTACAGTTCCAGTTAGGCCCCATCGTATAGGAGTATTTCTTAAATTCTGTGTTAACAATTTTTTAAGTACATCGGCTTTGGCCATATGTACTTCATCGACTATAACAGTGCTTACTCCTTCTAGGAATTCTGCTAAGGTTAATAGTTCATTATTTTCTTCAAAACTTTTAGACTTTTTATCTAAAATATTAAGACTTTGCCAAGTGCAAATTGTATGGGTTTTATTAATGTCTTTCCTATCTCCGTAGTAAACTCCGACGTCTAATCCTACGTTAATAAAATCTTCTTCTGTTTGTTCTACAAGACTTTTATTAGGAACAATGGTAATAGTTCGACCGTATTTTTCGCAGATTTTTGATAAAGTTGCGGTCATGATTGTCTTACCAGCACCGGTTGCGACTTCTTGTAGTGCTTGCGGGTTTGCTAAGAAATTATTTACAACTTCTACTTGATCATCGCGTAATCTAATAGGTTGGCCTTCAAAGCGATGCCCTTGAGGCCAACTCTTGTCACCCCAAAATTCTTCTGTAATTTTATCAAATTCTAATGAAGGACTTTTTCTTAAATCTTCAACTTCAACATAATAGTTTTTATTTTCTAATTCGATTAAAATCTTATCTAACATGTTTAGATATGTAGTTCCGCCGATCCCGAAGAAACTCACAGTCCCATCCCAACGACCTAATCGATAAGATGGCCTAAATCTAGCAGTCGGATCGACTATTTTAAATTTCTTTACTAAGTCTTTACGTGTATCGAGATCTAACCCTTCGATTTTTACATTGACTTCGTCTTTAATAATAATCTTACACGTAGACATAATTCTTATCTCCATAGATCAAAGGGTTTATTGTAACAACGTTATGATGGGTTTTCAAGAACTGTTGTAAACTAAAATGTGCTGATGAATTTGCTCCAAAATTAATTACCAAATCAAATTCTAATTCTGATTCCAACAAAGGTTTAGGAACTTTAACACTGATAAAAACAAATTTTATTTGTTGATCTAATGGGTTATTTAAAGAATTTCTATGTATAAATTCGTTGCAATTTTGCAAATCTGAAGATTTTTCTAATCTAAACATAACCGAGCATTTTTCAAAATTATATCCTATTTCTTTTATAAATTCATAACTTTGGTTAAGATATTTAAATTCTTGTCCTCCCGGAATTACAAAGAGTATTTTATCATAAGTGCAAATAATTTTTTCTAGCTCTTTTAATTCAATCTTGCGTGTTCTAGAAGCAACCTGAGTTCGATAATCGGATTTTAAAAATGATTTTAATAAATCATTATTAATATCTTCTAATTCTTTGTTAATTTCTTCACTCCAGCAAGTTATTCCATATTTTTTTGCAATAAGTAAAGATTCTAACATATCATCGAATGAACAGATTGGAATATTTTGATGTACATTTTTAAAAATAAATTTACCTGATTCATCTTTTACCACCATCGGTATATAATATTCCATACTTTCTTGAAAAGTAGTTATTTCTTTATAAAATTCGATAAATTTAGAATCCTTTTTAAAACCCTGTAAATTTGAAAGAAAAAGAATATTATGCTCCGTCAATGAAAATTTCCATAGGCGTAGTTCTTGATCCCAATAGGCGGTGCGATATTCGAAAGATTTTGAATTATTTTTATAATCCCTAAAACGAGAAATAAGCTCGCTATCATAAGGAAACAATACATGGATGAAATATTCACCGTTTGATTCTTTGACAATTTTAATTTCTTTATCATTAGAAATTACTCGTTCTTCTAATCTATATTGAGGATTTAGAAGATAGGAATCAATATCTGTAGAAAATTCTAAAGAAAGAGGTGAAGAATATTTTTTAATAAGTTTTAATGATAAACTTTGCTGTTTTCGAGTAAGACCTTGGTTTGTTCTGCAAATTTGTTCAGATAAACTGGTAAAGAACATACGGTCATTAGTTGACATAGTAATTAAACTGGAAAATATATAATTTCCATTGCAGGCGAGTCTATGAATTAAATCTTCGACATATAAAATCATACGCTCGCATCCTCTAGTCCAGCTGCTCTTAATTTTACAATATTAGTTATTTGCCATTGTTTTTGATCAACAGCTTTAATTATCCCTAACCATTGATTTCTTAATAGAGCAAACTCGTTAATAATCTTTTCCATGTCGACTACATCGGCCTCGCCGTCGACATATTTTTCAACATCTCTAGAACTCAATGAGCGTTGATAATTTTCAAGATATTTTTTAAATGTCTTACTTCTTACTCGGCGAAGCTCGATGTTCAGATATTCTAATACAGCTTCGATTTCTTGTAGCTGATTAAATCTCTGTTCTACAATTCCCGGAAGTTGAGAAGCAGCTTTTTCTACATTACCTTGTAGTTTAACTTCTTTCTTTGCAGCGTCTAGTTCTTTATAAAAATGATCGATGCAAGCGGGAAGGTGAGCAAGATCCTTACTCACCTTTGCGTACCAAAGAGGCATTAGAAATCCTCGTCGTCTTCAAACGAATCGTCTTCGTAATCGTCCTCTTCTTCGTCGTCACTATACTCAATTACTTCAGTAATAGCATCATCGAGATGAGTATCGTATCCGATATATGCTTCAAGATCTTTAGCTCGAAATTCTTTTCCAAGCAAATAATCGACATATTGCTTTGCAGCAGTATCTTTATTTTTTTCTGGAATATATTCTTTAAATGTATCCCAAATTTCCATAATCAAACTCTCATCCATTGTCTTCCTCCATTGCATCCTCGACTGGTTCTTCTGCTCTAATTACCGACTCATCCCATTGATCCATAATAAGTTTTAGCTTATCTTCGGTCCAATTTTTGCGGAATTCAGAAATAATTTCTCCAGTTTCTCTGTCTGTATAAGCTAGTTTATTACCTACTTTAAATAGTACACCCATCTTCTCAAACATGTCAACGAGCCCAGATGTTGGACTCATGCCTGTTGAATACGGTATTTTAACTTGTACGCTTTCAAATGGTTTAGCATAGCGTGTTTTTACGACCTTACACGCCGCTCGAATACCTAAAACGTCCGAAGTTTTATTACCATCTTCATCTTCTTTAAGTTTGAGTTTCTTCATTGAAACTACGATTGAACTAGCAAAGATAAATCCTTGTCCACCGGAAATTTTATCATCTGGATCAAACATATCCTGCGATGCATAGGTATGATTAGTAGCAACCAACCCTACATTATATGCACCAAACATGTTAACACAGTTAGCAACCAGTGCCTTAAGTGCTTTTGCTTTACGACCCATATCGCCTTTCATATCACCGGCTTCGAATTGGTTGACTTCGGTTGGAGTCATTAAAAATCCTAAGCTATCAACGACAAACAATACCTTTGCTCGATCTGCTTCAGGCATTGTTTTATATTCTGCCATAAACTCACTAATAGTTTTGCCAACATCATCAATCATAGCCATATTAAGTTTAAGCAACTTATCTTCGGTAGTTTCTACGCCTAACTTATGTAACCATGACTCGTCCAAAGCATTTTCACTATCAATTAAAATAACGT